GCCAATCTTATCAACGGCCTTAATGAGCGCTGGAACGGCCATAACCACTGCGGCTAGGCTCCGTTCGCCCTTGGGTTTTCCTTTCCCCTTTCCCTTTCCTTTCCCCTTTCCGTTCCTTGGCATTCTGTTGTAGTGGATTCCTCCAGAATAAGGGACTGTTCATCTTATGCTCCTTGCGGTCGTCCGTGCAGTCTCTAGACCCTCCGGTTTGCACCTTGGTACGGTTCGCTTCGGGCTCCTCCTGTGTGGTAGTTGCCACCGTTTTGGACAATTATGCATAGACCCACTATTATTTACATCCTCGTGAGGCACCACTGTATTCTTACATTTCGCTCAGGCCGAGTTCACATGACTTCAGGTACGCATCGTCAGTCGGCGGCGACACGACAGCATCCTCAGGACCCCACTCTGGAGTGAGCGTCTCAAAGTAATGTTCCATCGCAATCTGCTCCGCAGGACTGATGTCATACGATTCCCAAAACGACACACGAGATTGGACCGACGGTTCCGCGAAATAGCGACGCTCATCGCCCATTCGCTTAGCTTCAAACCACAAACCACCCTCAAGTCCAGGGTGATGACCCATCGCAGGTCTGCCTCCGGCAGCGCGCTTCATCATGGCGTAGAAGGCGCAAAAGACCGGCAAGTCACCGGCTATCGCCTCCCCGCAATCAGAGATGCTCGCGCACCACCGGCGGTAAGTGGCCTCAGAGTCCCAGCTAATCAGGCTATGCGCATCCTTAGCAAGCGCAATCCTGGGATCCCTGACCATCGTCCACCCAGCACCCGTATCCAGCGGGCATGCTTGGCAGAATTTAATCTCGTGCACCGAAGTGACGGGGGCACTAACAGCCATTGAGAACCCCATTTCGAGGAACCACTGATCTAGGCCGTTAACAAATCTCGCCAGGTCTTTCCTCTCCATGATGAACACCGAGTCATCCCCGTTATTCACCAGGCGGATTTTCACCTGCCTATCCCGGACATATGCCCATACCATGGCACACATCAAGAGCACATTGCCCATAGCTGTGTTCATGTCTCCGGACATCCGGGACCCTCGCTTCTTATAGCTGATAAAGCCGTCAGGACACCGCCCACCGGCGATGTTTCTGATCTGCCAGCTCAACAACCGACCCAGCTCTGCGCGTTCATCCGGCTCCACGGCACTCAGGTAAACCGAGTGTTCCCACCGCAGGGCGCTTTCATGCACATGCTGGTCGAATCGGTTGGCGTCAGCCATGATTGCAACTGGGTCATTAAACTCCCCCCAGTGTTCTACAATCAGCGAGGCAACTTGATTCATGTTCATCCCCTTAGTCACTGTCACGTATCCAAAGACCTGGTCAATCCCCTTGTACACGTGGTGCTCCATCCTTTTCAGATACTTACCGACTTCAACATTATACCTCGGGTCACGCGGTTGAATGACCCGTGGTGCAGGATCCGGCTTGACGCTTATGTTAAGCTTCTCAGCTTTAACAAATGTCTTCAGGTGCGAATCACGCCTGTTGACTGCGTCTGCCTTCAGACTCTCCACCGCTTTCCGATAGATCTCACGCTTGCGACCTACATAGCTATCAATAAACTCCTGATGCGTCATGCAGGTGGTCGTTGGCGTCCTCTTGATCAGACGGCGGCGGAAGGGAAGTAAGCGTCCCCAAAACAAATCAACTGTAGGCTGCGTGGGAGGGGCAAAATGCACCCCATCATCCTTGCAGTAGAAGATCCGCTCGAGAACGCCCCGTTCCAGATTGACGATGCTGCTGTCGTGTAAGCCCACCCGGACCGGCATGCACCCAGAACTGATGCGATACATCCGGCGTGGCTTATGAGCTACCCCTGTCCTCTTTACCACCACATGGGGGTGTTGCAGGCGTGTAGAACTGCCTACAAACCCCGATAGACGGACGGGGCGGCCCTATCTGCGCATGGATGCCCTGAACGTCAGGGGCATCCACCGCATCCACCAGGGGGCCTGTCTCCACTCCCTGGTTGCTTCCTCTTTCCTCCGATCGGCCACTTCAGTACCTTCGATCTGCTTCGCTGTTACTTGGTACCGAGAGGGAATAAAGGCGATCATGACGCAGATGTCGAGGTTAGCATGTACGTGAGTGGGACGGACCTCGTGCTCAACACACTGTCCATACATCCACTTGCGCACAACCGCTCTCTGGGCCGGAGAGTCAGCCTCTGGCATCGTGTCGAATTTCGCCTTCGCTCGCTGAACTAATTCCCTCCAATAGGGGCCGAGGGCCCGATCCCGTGGCTGGGTGTTGTTGGCCGGCTGGCCTTGCCACGGGGGAGGCGCTCCCGCAACAGGAGGGGGGGGGGGTGGTGGCACCCCTCCTCCTCCCGGTGCCACCGGAGCCACAGCTGGCATCGGTGGCAGGGCCACAGCTGGGAACCCGAACACCAGCGGCATGACTGCCGCAGGCGGGGGGGGCCCAGCGGGCACCGCTGGAACTTGCGCGATGGGTCCGGCCGGCTCTTCCTCGATCACCACAGCAAGCTCCTCTTCAAGAGCGAAGACAGCGGCACGAGCAAGGATCTCTACGCGGGCAGGGACCACGTTTCGAGCACTCCGATAGAGCTGGACGGCGAGGGTACACGGAATGGCGACTGCAAGAACACTCGGGGCCCACTCCGCTATCGAGCCCATTACTGAGCCGATTCCCATCGCAAAGGCCACCGGCCCGGCCATCTCCTGGGGGACACCAAGAGAACAGGCCAAGGCCGGGGCTAAACCCACTGGATATTTATCCATGGGGGCAATAGAG